ATCTCATTAGTTACACTATCAATCTTGCCTTGTGTTTTTGCCATTTCGGCGCCAAGGTTGTTAATATCTCGTTCTAACTTTTGAGATTGTACGCTTGTTTTACCTGATTTACTAACCTGTTCTTCATAAGCTTTATTTAAAAGCTCCATTTGTTTTTCTTGACTTGAAAGTTGTGAAGTTAAAGATTTCTTCTTTTGGGCTAGTGTGTCAGATGACTTACCAAATGAACGCATTTCCGCGTCTGCTTTTTTAACCTCAGTAGCAAAAGTACGTACATTATCTCTTGCGGCCTTAATGTCCTGTGATAATTGAGCATTGTCCATTCCGACCTTTATATCGAGTCTTCGTTCATCAGATATTTTAATCACCTCTTTCTATCTTAAAATTAAATTATAAAAATGATACTTGATCAATATAAACCTGTGTTGCCTCTTTTTGTTTATTTTTTGTGTTGTTTTTTCCAAGTTCTCTTTTGCGCCTCTCAGATAATTTCTTATCATTAGCGGCTCCGTAAACATCTATTAAATCATTTAATTTTTCAATTGATGATTCCCAGAACTCTTCCTCTGTGAAACCTAGCTTTGTACGAGCTAAATAATATAAATAGCTCCAGTCCAACCTAGGTTGGTTAACTGGGTTTCTTAGTGTTTTTTCCGCTTCCTAATAGATCCTGCAGCGCTGCTGAAATTTCTTCTAAGTCATCAACAGCAATTAAGTCTGCAACCTCTTCTTCAGTATACGGCTCTTTTCTATTTCCACCTGCTGATAAAGCAGCAGTCGTAATCGAAATCAACGCTTTGATCTTACCGTTCTGAATTTGGTTCATTGCTTCTTCAATATCACCATATTGTTGTTCTAAAAAATATAATGCGTTTAAGTTGAATTTTAATGTTAATTTTTCATTAATGTTAGTGAAAAATACTTCTCTACCTTTACCTTTTAAAGTGTGTGCACTAATACCTGCCATTTTTATTTTTCCTCCATTATTAGTCAATATTATTATATTGAGTTAATATTTTTATATTTTTATTGAAAAAACGCTTAAAAACGTTAATCTGGCAACATTTGTGAAATTTGATGCGCGCGGATATTACCAGATTAACATTTTAAAGCGTTTTTCTTTGAATAAAAAATGTATTTTATTTAATCTAAATGTATCAAAAAATAAAGAAGGAGCCAGATAAATATCCTAGCTCCACTCTAAATCTTCTAACACACTAGCCCTTGATTATAATTATATTAATTTATTTGTTATGGTGTTACAGGTACTACTGGTACAGGGTCTGTAGATGTTGCACCATAAACTTCCGTTAACCAAGTATCAATTGTAGTCTGTTCTACACTTGGTGAATCTTCATTTACAGAAGCTCTCCAATCACCATTGAAAGCAGTTGGTAAGAAAGTTGCTGAAATAGTTGTAGTTTGGAAAGTTGCTGATTCTTCTTTAGTTTGATATTCATCTTCACCAACACCGAATGCACCTTTATAAAGAACTACATATTTATATTTACCATTTGATTTTAATGATCGGAATGCTAAAGCTACTTGTGGGGCCTGTGCATTAATATTATCATGAACTACGCCTTGTTGATCGACGCTTAAGCCTAATAATTTAGCTTGAACTTCATCTGGAATATCTGTAGTCTCTAACTCAACTGAGATAGAAGAAATAGTTCTATTTGAAATTAATGCAATATCATCTGCGAAAAATGAATCATCTGCGGTCTCAGGCGTAATTGAAGCGCTAACTGCAGCGGCAATTCTAAAAGGAGCTCCATAGGTTAAATTACCTACTGCATCCGATTTTAATGGGAAAGCCACCAAATTGGAGAGACCAATTCTAACTGTATCTTGTTGTGCCAATTTATTATCTCCTTTTATATGTTTTCTATATCATCAAAATATTGATGAACATCATAATATAGAACTCTATGATAATCATAAGGTTCTTTTGTATCAACACTCATTTCCCCGTTTTTATACATGAAATTTTCGTGTTTTTTTAATGCTTTTTTTATTATATTTTCTACTGAGGAGAAAGATTTACCGTTTCTAGCAATTATATCGATTTTTAATCGATAAGTTAAATGCCTAATTCCATTGTCAGCGATACCTGTAACGACATCATCATATGGTAAATATACCACAAATATATCTTCGTTTCCATCGCCTATGAAATAACCCATGCCTGCAGGTATACCTTCAATCTCATTTTGAAAAATATTATTTAAACTTGCGTAGACATCTTTCATTTTATCTAAATCCTCATCTTAAAAAATCATTTTATCCTCTTTTTCATATACATCTAAGTACATTTTTTCTGCATGACCATCCCAAGTTATTTCGAAGTATCTAACTTCTTCTGGTAAAACACAACCAATCATGGCTTTATTGTTCTTAATGATCTTACTTAACCAGACCACATATAAGTCATCAGTGTCAACTTTTTTGTTCTCACTGATTTCATACCATTTTGAGACCAGGTTTTTGGCCTGCTTTATAAAAATATTATTATCCAATTAAATAACCTCACTTAAATACCCATTGCTTTAAAAACTATATCTGCCATAACTTCAGTTGCCTTATCTTTACCTTTATCGAACGCTGGTTGCATAAATGGTCTAGCAGCAACATATCCTCTGACTTTTCTTTTGTTTACAATCCAATGTCCACCTTCTACCATATGTCCCCAATAAACTTTATTTCTATAATTACCATTACCTAAATAAGTACCTACAGAAACATATTTTTCTCCTCCGTCTCCTATTTTAACATAAGAAACAGCCATTGAATCTCTAAGGTGTTTATCTGAATTTCTATTAGAAAAATTTACCCCGGATTTTGCAAGTTCTAAAAATACTTGACCCCCAGCTCTAAGAGCTCTTGCCGTGGCCTTCTCACCTTTATAACCCATTGAGTTTAACTCATTGAATAATTCTTCGAATCCATCTAGACCGATAAAAAATCTATCATTAGCCATTAAGACGACCCTCCTCTAGATTGTTGTCTTTCTCCTGTTAAAACTAACGTTTCATCTCTAAACCCCGGATTAAAAATAGCGGTTATTTGATATTCTTTATCTTTGAAAACAATGTACATATTTTTAGTTATGTTCGGACGATAATATATTTCGAATGTTACTCGTTCGTTCATAACAGATTCCTTTTCATTGTTTACCTCAACTTGATCGGTAGTTGGTTTAACACTAGCCCAAGGTCTAGCAAAAGGAACTATCTCATAGCTTTGAAAACCTTGAGAATCTTTAATAGGTTTCTTGTTTCCTAAAACAATTTTTCTATCATATCTTCCTGATTGTGTCAATTTATCACCTTCTAAGCAAAAGATATGCCATAATTTCTATGCATATCAAGAATACCGGCGAAAACATAAGGAAGTTCTCTTTGCGTAGCGTCTTCCGACATTACACCTCTGTTTTTATACCAGTGCTCAGTGATAGCTAAAACAGCTATATTAATTTCGCTCGGAATATCAACCATATCTGTAAATCTCTGTTTTAAATAAGACTGAGTAAAAGATTTTGCTGATGCTAAAAAAAGATCGAGCATTTTGTCGTTTTCAGGATCGTCAAAGTCTATTCTCATATAATTCTTAACTAACTTAACATCAATATCTTGAGGTTTAATTTCCTCTATAACTTCTTGTAGCTTTATATCCACTAGAACACCTCTTTCCCATTAAACAACACACAAGGAAAAAATAAAATAAGGTAAAATAAAAAACCTTGTGTGCTGTTTAATAGAAAGCAACTTTCGTTGCTAACTATTATTTACTATTTGTTATCGTCGTCAATTAATAATTGAATTAAATCATCTTTAAGAGTTACACCTTGATAATCGATTCCTCTATTATCCAACTCTGCTTTAATCTCAGATACTAGTAATTTAGAATAATCAGTAGTTTCAGTGGTTTCCTCAACTGGAACATCATCTTCTACATTACTTTCTGTTTCATTAAGAGCTTGAGGTGCAAATCCTTCATCTGATAAGCCGGACATTTCTATTCCGGCGTCATTATGGAGTTACAGGTACAGTTGCGGTTACGGTTACTGAAGCAGTGATTACTGCATCTGGGTTGAATACAGCTCCATCCATGTAAGCGTCTAATACAGCTAAACGACCACCAGCTAATGCTTGAGTAGTATCAGCAGTAACAACGATCATGTTCATGTTTTTCTTGATTAACATACCGTAAGCTTGGTTTAAATTACCAAAGATAATCTCTTTACCAGCTGCTTGGTCAGTTAATACTGATGTTACATAAATTGGAACACCGAATAATGAATATCCTGGTTTACCATTAACAATATCACGGAATACTAAGTAAGTACCGTCACCATCTTTTAATTTCAAGATATGGTTGAATACTCTGCGTGATATAATGAATAATGAACCATCTAAGTAACCTGGGTTTAATGTAGAATAAATATCTAATAATTCTTCAACAGTTGGACCTTCACCAGCTAATACAACGTTGCGAACATCCGCGTCCCCAATGATTGGTCGGAATGATTGGTCAGCAGTTTCTGGGTTTTTAGGACCTACTAAAATACCGCGTTCAAGTGCGCGCATTACAGAACGAGTTAATAACCCATTTGAATAACCTACAATATCAACACCTGAGTCGTTGATTAATTGGTTAGTCAATTGAGTTGCTGCACCAACACGTTTTTGGTTTAATGTAACAGTTTTTAATGTTGGTTGAATCTTAGTTGCATCTAAAGTTTCACCAATGAAACCTTCATCATGAATAACATCTTCACGAGCAATTTTTAAATTACCTGTTACAGATGGGAACTTACGAACTGCTTGGAATACTGGAGAAGTTTCAGTTAATTTCTCAATAATCTCGTTATATACAGCTGTAGGAACAGTAACTCCACCGTTACCTGCAACACCCTCAGCGTCATTTCCTAATGTTGAAGCAGTTGCTGCATCTAATGCACGTTTCTCTTCTGTGTTACGTCCGCGTAAGAAATGTTCATAACCGCGTACTTCTAAATCTTTCATATCTTTATCCACGTTATTTTCCTCTCCAGTTTCAATTACTTCACTCGTCATAGAGCGAATTTCTTTTGTTGTTTCAATAGTATTATCTAATGAACCGATTTCTAATTTAACCTCATCGATGCGTGAAATTTCACCTTCGTTTAATGCACGAGTTTCAGTTTCAACCGCATCTACAATTTCCGTCATTTCTTGAACTAAGCTATTGCGCTTTTCAATTAAAGCTTTTAAATGTTTACTCAATTTCTGGAACCTCCGATTTAATTTTTTCGATTAAGTTTCTATACTCATCTAAATTATTTTCTTCAACTTCTATGGCTTTTACAGCTGTTTCTTCAGCATCTGCTGTTTCCGCAACTTCATCTATATTTTCTGTTGCCTCTTCCAAGGAGCGTTTCTCTTCTAGTTTGCGCTTCTTAGGCTCTTCGGCGTCTTCATCTTCATTATCAACTTTGTCATCTTCATCTTTAGTGTCATCCGCACTATCAGGAGACGGAGGCGCAGCAGTCGTAGTAGACTCTTCCTTATTTTCGTCCTCAGCATTTGCTTCGTTGGATTCTTTTTGAGTGTCATCCCCAGCTTCTGCTTCATTACGTTCTTCCTCTTGCATTGATTCTACTTCTTTTTGTCGCGTTTGTGCCTCGACTAAAGCTGTAGTTTTTAGCAATACTTCTTTTGCCTCTTCTAAAGATTTAGAAGTTCTTGTCTTATCTAAATCATCAAATTTAATTAAGATGTTATCAAGTTTTTCAGCAATTAGTAACATTCCATCATAAAATTTATCAGGTGTTAATTCTGTTTGATTATTATCCACATTTGTTCCTCCAAAACTTCTTATTTCGATAAAATCGGGAACGTCCACATCCTCAATCTTAGCAAATCCTCTAGTTTCAACTAAAGTTGATGCATAAGCAGGAGTTTTTAAAACAGAAACTTCTCTTAATTCAATTTCTGTAATAATCCTAATGTTTGTTCCGTTTACCGATTTAACCCAGTGGGAATTTAATACGCGCATACCGAATGATAAACCACTAATAATACCGTCTTTAACAAGAGTGTATGCGTCTTTTCCCCAGGAAGTTTTAGATATATTTGCTTCGAAATAGAGACCTACTTCGTCTTCTTCTAAAATGAAAGAATTATTAACAGTTGAAGCTAATATTTCATCTTTATTATGATTATATAGTAAGTCAATATCTTCATTTTTATCTATAGCTTGACCAATCGCCCTTCCGAATACGCCTTTTTCAATGATTTCTTTCCATGAAATTTTATCATTGCTTAATAATTTACTTGGAACACCTGTTTCGATGTAACCTCGAATTAACAAATCTTCATTTTCATTATCAATTATATCCGCAGCGAGCGATCGAATTTCCAATTCGTTCAATATCTAACCTCCTCCTCATTTTTTAATGCATTTTTAGATTGCATTGTGTTAGGAATAACCATCTCATCTTTACTATACTTGTAAAGAACTGTACCTAGAGATAATTTGAGGTAATCATCGTTCGTAGCCTGAGGCATATCAATTTCTTGTCTTGCTTCCCAAAACGATATTAAACCTGCATTAAATTCTGCAGAAATAGCTTCTGCACGTTCTTTTCTAGTCATTTGAAGCAATTTAGAAGGATCAATCTTAAATTCGTAGCCTTCTTCTTTCTCTTTTTCGAGTAATAAACTTAGATTTAATGCACCTTCCAAAGCTTCAACTATTGGATTGATACAATATTGTAAAAACACGATACTGTTATGCTCTCCTGATCCATATTTACCAGCATTTGAATTAATCATTGTCTCAGGAATATTAAATATTCTTGCTATATCTGATATGGAAGTTTTTTTAGCTTCTGTTAATTCCAAATCATTAGGTTTTAATGAAATAGGAGTATATTTTAAGCCTTCTTCTAAAATTACTGTTTTACCAGCATTTTCAGATCCTTGATATAGTTGTGCCCATGATTTTTTAAGGTTATTAAAAACAGAATCAGAAAGTTTTTTATCTGATTGTAAGACACTCATTGGTAATGAACCATTTTTCATTACACTAGATGAATATTTATCCAATGCAATTGCTGCCCTAATAACATCTTCGTTCTGTTTTAGTATTCCTTTTCCAATAAAACCATCATCTGAATCTCTTAAAACCGAAAGTAGTTCATATGTTTCGAATTTTTTCCTTCCGGATGCTGTATTCACATATGTCTCAGCATATCTTTTATAACCATCTTTAACATAAACAGTAACATCTGTTTGTTTACTTGATAACAAATATAAAGCATCTAATCTGTTTAACGTTCTTTCTAAATAACTATTAGATACGCCGTATAATAAAAAATCTTTAACTAATGCTTTTTTAAAAGTATATGCATCCATATATTCATTAGGTTGACGATTTAATAATGAAAGTCTCGGATCATCTTCAATTCTTTTAACAGTTTTGTCTTTATTGTTTTTTACAATATAAAAATCCAAGGTCGCTATTGCCCCGGTTATAAGATCAACCGCAGCTGAAAAAGCAGGAATTTGCATTGCTTCTTCTTCTGTAATAACGCTCGATCCACCGAAAAACGAATCTATAGAAGATCCTCCATATCGAAAATTAGATTCAACATTATTCGAAGAAGATGATTTCTTAAAAAAATCAAAAATTCCCATTGTTGTGTAATGACCTCCAATTCTTACAAGATTCTTATACCTTGTGTTTCATAAATAGATCTACCTTCAAGTGACTCTAAGTTCCATAATTT